ATCTTCTTCTGTACCGTCCTCTTTTAATTTCTTACCGACTACGTTACGGCAGACGAAATAGTTTTCAACCTTTTCGCCGACTGATCGAGCACGAATGTTTAGAAACAAATACTCGATGTCAAAAATCGGGAGTGTATCAATACTGATTTCTGATACGAGGCAATTGTTTACAACCTGTTTAATTGCTTTTAGAATATCTTCTTCCTTTGACGTTTGAAGTGCCATAAGAAGTAATTTTTCCTCTTTGACCAAAAATGGTCTAAACTTTACTGGCTCTGGTATTGAAACTAACTTCAAATCAAAAATAGGCAAATCAATTTTAGGCAACGGCATAATTAACCTCTATATTATTCAGAAACCACTGATACTGTTATTTCACTTTTATCCATTGGACGAATCATGTAATATTCATAAGTGAAAGAAACGGTGATTCTTTGAAATCCATCATCAGCCCAGTTAGACTGTATTGATTGAACTGAGTTTGGATAAGCATTAAAAAATTCCACAGCATATGAAACTCTTCTCGGCGCTGTATCTCTACTGACAGCATTAAAATTGCTAACGAACGATTGCCCGATACGTGTGGTGTTAAACAAATTTTCTGAGTTCAACAATCTCGCATTGAGTTTATCAATGTTGCTCAGTAGTTTAGATAAACCACCAAATCGTTCATTTGACTGGACATCGTTATTAAATTGATATAATGTAAAGTTCGAAACAAATTCATCGAAGTATGGCACTGTTGTCGAGGTGCCTTTATTAAAGTTTTCACTTGTTGCAAATCTTGCCCAATTTATAAATCTATAGTACATGTCATAGTTGACGCTGTTCAATAAAGTCAATGTGACATCTGGATAATCTCTAGAATATGGTACTTTAATTCTATTGAGTCCAGCCATTTTATAATCTGTTGTGACAGCAGTAATTCCAGGAAACTCAACAGACTCGCAGAGCATACCAATGTCTCTTTGCAGTTCTGGACTAATAAAATCACGTTTGGTCGGCGCAAACTGCGCTAAGAAATATGATGACCTTAGAAACTCTTGACCAGCAAATGCTGATATTGATGGAGGTGTTATAGATTGCATTACTTGTTATACACCATTTTTTGTACAGGTAAGAAACATGCAGTTTCCCAGTGATAGGGTTCGATATAAATCAACGACGACCGTATGTGCGAAAACAAATATCGCTTGACGCAGGGTTCGAACAACTTATACTTGCGAACACCTTTTAACAGATCATATGATAAATTTATAACGGTCGAGTCATTATATTTATCGTTGTTAGCAAAGTCTAACAATTTATCCAGCAAAACCAGCCTGGACATTGGGTCCAGATAGTGCAGATTTAAACCCAAAAACCCATCAGAATACATTTCCATGGGTATAACTAGAGGAAACTTATCCCAGACTGGAAGAATATCTTTGTATTTTGGATCGTAGTGGTAGATATACATACGACCTATGAACGCTTTGGCAGCGATACGGCTGGCGTCATTTAACACATTAGAACGGTTAGATGGTATGCGTAGCGAGGATACTTTAGACATCAACCAAGATCTGGCGGCATCAGTTCTAGGTCTAATGCCATTTGCCATCATCTCCATCTTGACTTTATCAAATAGTGATGCCATTAGATTCCTAGATCCTTCTCAGTTATAACCTTAAATTGCCAATTACGATCTTTACAATAATCTAATGCTGCCTGCCATTTGGCTTCATTTACACCCCAAGTTACGACCTCACGAATGTATTGCTGCGTAACTCGACTTCGCTTTTGCGGCGGCTGGGCTTGGCTAAATGGTTTAACCTCTAATATCATGGCTTCTAATTGACCCTTTCCGTTTCTAATTCTCGCAAAAAAGTCAGGAAAATATCGATGATACTTGTTGTCAACAGGTGATAAATAAGGTATGACTATTTCCTCATTAGACCATTCCACCACGTTTGGATTGGTATCCAAATGTACCATAACACGACGTTCCCACAACGATCGGTACCAAACGTTCGTAGGATCACCTAAATATTTATTGGTATTTTTCGGACTGAATTTACCACTATAAGCCATCATTTATTTATAGGAAAAAGTTAATGGCAGATGCACGCGGAGAATTAGCAAGCAGCGAAGCATTTCGCGAAGGGAGACCAGCTGCAACAGCCGCCAGACCACCAGGGAGTGGACAAAAAACACCTGCATCAAGTGCAGCTGATCAAACAGCAAGAGATCGAAATCCAACAACAATAGAATCACTTGGCAAAGTAAGTTTTGCCTTCGGCGGTGGTCGTGGAGAAACCGATTTTAAACGTGATTCAGGTCCAGGAGAAGTAGATTTAACTTTCCCAGAAGTCATTCATAATGGCGGATTACCATTTATTAAATTTGACATTTTTGAAATTAATTCAAATCCAACCGAAGAGAACACAGTTCAAACTAGATCAGCAAGGTCGATTACTCAAGGAGCTGCAAGCGTCATAAAAGCAGGATCTAATCTAGTGGAAAGCGCAGCTGGCGCAGTTTCTAAATTACCATTTGGGCAAACCGCTGTTGACGCAGCTAAAACTGCGGTTAATGCTGGTGGAGAATTAGCAGCTGCTGGAGCACAAGCAGTAGGTGCTGCAGCTGGTATTAACTTCGATCCACAAAAATTTAAAGATCAAGTCTCATCATTATTTAAAGATTTTTCGCTAAACCGTTACTCTGACACTCGAGTTGCAAGTATAACCTTACCTATTCCAGATGGTCTTACCACTCAATATTCACAGAACTATGGTCAAACTTCTTTAACGAAAGCATTTGGCGCAGCAGGTTTTGGCGCTCAAGCATTAGCAGAACCAAAATTCTTAGATAAAAACGATCCATATTTGGCTGAACTATCGACTACTGCTGCTTCTAAAATATTCAACACATCAGAAGATATAACAAACATACTTCAATTTGGTCTTTCTGGTAGAGTGGTAAATCCTCAGATGGAAATGTTGTATCAGTCACCTAACTTTAGAGAATTTACATTTGACTTTAGACTAATCCCAAGAACTGCAAGCGATACTGATAAAATTTTTAACATAATTCGGCACTTTAAGTATTTCTCATCACCAACGTTTTGTGGAGCAACAACTGGTAGATACTATGTTCCACCAGCCAGATTTGCCTTTTCGTTTTTTGACAATTCAGGTCAGCCAAATAACTATTTGTTTAGATCAAAACAATGTGTAGTTACAAATATTGCTGTGGATTATGCGCCCAATGGTTATGCAACTCATAGCGATGGGTCGCCAGTGGAAGTAAGACTATCTGTGCAGTTACAAGAAACAGCAATGATAACTGCAGCAGATTTAGATCCTGATGAAGGAGGCTTTAATTACTAATGTCGTTCTTCGATTTTTTTCCTAAAACAACTTACTCTTTTAATTTTGCTGATCGTGATGTAAGATTAGTCACAAACATTTTTTCTAGAGTATCAATGAGGCAAGAGGTTTTAGATAATCTCTATGCATATTACAAGTATCAACTTCAAGATGGTGATACACCTGAGATTGTTGCTCAAAAAGAATACAATAATCCACAGTTTCATTGGGTAATCTGTTATACTAACGGATTGACTGATCCTGTATTTGACTTTCCAATGCCACGAGATGCACTAGAAAGACATATTGTAAAGAAATATAACTATTCTAGTATTGCTAATGCGTACAGTGAAATACTACATTATGTTGAGAAAGTAGAAAGCACATTAAACGAAGTAAATGGACCATCTACCACTACCATATCTAACAACACAGTAACATTGCAGCAGTACGATTACACTTCTAACACTCTAGTATTAAAAACGCCGAACAGCTCTACTTGGTCCAATACAGTGTTAAGAGCGAATAGTGCGAATGCTAATTCGGCAATCGTTGCAACTTTAAATGTTAAAACGACAATAGTTCCAGTAACTGTATACGAATATGAAGATCAGGTAAATGATGAGAAACGACAGATTAAACTGTTGAAGCAACAGTATGTTGAAGCAATGACAAATGAATTGAGTTCAGTTTTAAATGGCTAGAAAAAGTAATCTTAACACATCGTTAAGAGATATAAAATTTCACTCAGTTTCTATCATAGATAAAAACGGTAAAGCGATTTCTATTGCTGCGTTGTGGAATGTTATTAATCTACACGAAAGTATTTTCCGACCAGTAATTACTGGTAACATTGCAATCAATGATACAGTAAACCTTCGCGCATCGTATAAATTTGCTGGCGAAGAACGACTCTTTCTTTCTTTTAGCAAACCAACAGACAAAGGTCAAATAAAGTATTCTAAGATTTTTAGAATTACTAGAATAGATAATGTTAAACAAAACGAACAAGGATCTGGTGCTAGTTATATTCTAAGATTTTGTTCTGATGAGTTAATAAAATCTAAGACTAATCCACTTATTAATAGAACATTTGAAGGCGGATCTTATTCTGAATATGTGAACAATATTTGCATTAATGATTTACAAGTAAATACAAAGGATAAAAGAAGTAAAAGAGAAATTCAACTAGAACAATCTTATGGTCCACCACCAAAACATGTTATATCTAACAGG